GGGTCGCGGGGGGGCGCGCGCGTTTTAGAGTCGGAGCAACATTGAAACCAAACGAAAACTAGACAATATTGGACCAAAGTTGACCCAAGGTTGGTACCCATCATGACCGGGGCCGTCAGGTTGGTACCCAAGATTGTTCCAATGTTGTACAGAATATTTTGAGAGAGTGGGTGGAGGTGGACAGAGAATATATATAAGACAACATTGAGGCACATCATTACATACTAAGGTATTGGGATACCACACATGAATAAAATATTAAATAACCCACTTGACACAACATTGTATCCATGCCATAACGGCTAGACAAAATTGAACCAAGGAGCTACAACATGGACAAGTATAAAATAATCAGAATGTTTGCCGATGAGACAAAATATACACGTACCATTAAAAAAGGCTTGACGCTTGAAGAAGCACAAGCGCACTGTAAAGACCCCACGACTAGAGAAGCAGGCGTATGGTTTGACGCCTACACAGACCAAACTTGAACCAAGGAGTAAGACAATGCAATTGTTTGATGAAATAAGAAAAGGCGACAAAGTTTTTTATCAAGATAAACGAGGAGAAATTTATTCCGGTAAGGCTGTATTCTATGGACCTGCTGGCTGGGTATTGAAAAGTGAACACGGTGCTCAAGTAGTTAATGAAGGTTTTAATTATTTAAGTCATAAACCTTGCAAAGGTGAGAGACTAGACGACCACATGGGAAAGTGGCTTGTAGCTAACAGCTAGACAAACTTGAACCACGGAGCTAAGACAATGACCAACCTTCCGCTGATAATTGAATTACTAATTGGCTTCATAGCATTTACAGGCTTCATAGTTGCACCCTTGCTGATACTATACCAAGGAGCTAAGACAATTGGTAAACGATAATGAATGGTTCAAACTTGGTTCAATTAGCCAGACAAAGCTAATGATAGAGATGTATGAAGATAGACTGAGAGACTTGACAAGTAGGAACCGTGATGCTATAAGACAAGATAGGTTAAAAGAACGATTGTATCAAATTGAACTTAACCCTAAGAGGAAATAAAACATGATGAAAATTAGCCTATGCGACGGAACCAAAGGCAACAGATACAGTTGGGGACTAACTCGCAAACGTATCCTACGGAAACGCTATGGCATGACCAAGGGTAAGACAATGATAGGCCTACACTTTGGACTCTACACGCTCTACTTCAGCCGCTTGAAACCTCTTAAACGTTTAGGTTCGTATTGGGCAATTGAAAATTAAATTCTTCTCTTGACAAATGTCTCTTTATGGTCTACCCTAATACTATATAGTATACTACTTAGTGTACTATATAGTACCCCCTAAGAGAGCACAGTAAAGGATATTAAACTATATGCTCTCTACAAGGTCCTACTTAGTACTCAATACTGTATTCAATACTGTTCCCCCTATGAGGAAATCTAATGTCTAATGCAAACGTGCAGCTACAACGCAGACTAAGAGACATAAGGGACCGGCGGAGGATACAGGGTATACCCTATGGGATCAGTGAGGATCTAGGTCATCTAGGTGTGGCGCTGCCAGAATTTAGTGAGGAAATAGGAGACAAGGAGAAATGAGGTGCGCCATATGTGACTCCAAGCTTATCAGGACAACGGTTGGGGAAGACCTTTGCGGTACTTGTCTGTATGAAATTAGGAAGTCTCTGTCCCCATCCCTTGAAGATTTAATCTATCAATATAACATAGAGGAGTTCAATAATGAAGCGCCTTGACGTGCTGGAACTGGCTGGTAAATATATATCCCAAGATAGGGCCGAGGTCTATGGTAGTGCCAAGCTGAGTCATGCTAGAATAGCAGAGTATTGGTGTCATTACCTGGACCTGCCCAGTGATAGGATCACAGCCCAAGACGCAGCTGTAATGATGGTCTTGCTAAAGATAAGCAGGCTACACCATAAGCCTACGGCTGATTCTTTTATTGACATCTGTGGTTACAGTGCGTTAGCCTGTGAAATAGGTGAAGATGAGATGGAAAGTCCAAAGATATGATGCAATACTGGAATGTGTTTCAGAGTAAAAATCAAAGGACGGGGTACAACATGCGACAATCACTAGCCAAGAGAGTAGAACTATTACGCGAAGCTTTGAGTGATATCACGCAAGTAGGGGATCTTATCGATGGTCCTAAGTGGTACGCTGACATCGCCCGGGAAGCGTTAGCCACGGATAGCGACCGTCTAAAACTAGACGAGTCTCTTGAACAACAATGGAAACACGCTGATGCAATATAGAACCAAATGTGATCGCTGCGGGGAGTCAGTTGAATTTGTAATGACCGTCAGCCACGTTGATATTCACTATTGCTGGTCTTGTCAGAGTGAGACGCATAGAAGTATGAGCGTGGATAACGCAGCGACCAGACTAATAGATCAATATGGAGAATGACATGGACAGGATAGGCGAGGCTTTCCCTCGTAGATACGGTGAACACGTTGGCACGCTCTACCTTAAGTACTTGGTCGAGCACGAGTTTATCTCTAAGGAAGCAGCAGGGTTCTATGAGGAGCTAGCCCAGATAAACGACAAGTCAATTCATTATTTCCTTGCTGAGGCCTTGACAGAATACTGGTTATACCTTAGTCAACAGTGTCCCATTGACGAAGAGGATAAACTTAATTGACTGAAACAGTGAAGACACACCAGCCCTGCCACATGTGTGGTAGCAGTAACGCAGGTGCCGTGTACGATGACAATCATTTCTACTGCTTCTCGTGTAGAGGATATTCCAAGTTCGCCTACTTAGAAGATGAGGATGTAGTAGTGGAAATGGAAAGCTATAAGAAGCCGGTATCAGACACCCCTTGGTCAAAGCGTAACATTAGTGACGCTGTGAGGGACTACTACGATGTGGTTGCCAGCGACAAGCAGGTTAAGTTCCCCTACTTCTCATCTGCAGGCGTGCGCGTAGCTTCTAAGATACGATCTGCTGGTAAAATCTTTTCAACCGAAGGCTCGTTCAAAGACAGCGTGCTGTTCGGCATGCACACCCTGAACAAAGCTGGGTCAGCCAGATCTAGTACGATCATCGTAACAGAAGGCGAGGCCGATGCAATGGCAGCCTTCCAAATGGCTAACTCTATTGCCCCAGAAGCGCTGTCTATCAGCAAACGCAATGCCATTGTCCATGCCGTTTCAATCAAAAGCGGAGCAGCCAGTTCAGAGCGTGACTTTAAGAACCATCTGGAATTTCTTGAAAGTTTCACCAGGGTGTTCATTTGCTTTGACTCTGACAGCGCAGGAGAGCAGCCTGTGGAGCGTTGCGCTAAGTTACTGAGCCCCGGCAAGGCATATGTGGTCAAACTAGAGCACAAGGATCCCTGTGAGTATTCAAAGCGTGGTCTGGATAGCGAGTTCTTGGCCCATCTGAAGAACGCATCGTGTTATACACCAGCCGGGATCAGCAACGCAGCGTCTAATTTCGATGGGCTATGGAGTGAACAGAACCTGAGCAGCATAGACTTCCCTTGGAAGCGGTTGCAGCAGAAAACTATGGGTATTCGCGCCAGAGAGATATGCACATGGGCAGCAGGCACAGGTGTCGGTAAGAGTAGCATCTTGCGAGAGCTACAACACTACTACCTGAAAACTACTGATTCAAACATCGGCATCATCGCGCTGGAGGAGAGTGTTGATAGAACTCGACGTGGTATACTGGCTGTTGAGGCAAACGACAGGCTACATCTTAATGAAGTATTCGCAAAGTACAGTAAAGAAGAAGTCAAGAAATACTTCGACAATACTTTGGCAAGCGGGAGAGTCTTTATCTACGATCACTTCGGCTCGCTAGAGATGGAAGACCTATTGAACCGTGTCCGTTACATGGTGCAAGGTCTTGACTGCAAGTACATCTTCATTGACCACCTTAGCATACTGGTGTCTGGTCTAGACATAACCGATGAGCGGAAAGCTATTGACCGGACCATGACAATGCTAAGGCAGGTCACTGAGGAGACAGGCTGTGCCATTCACCTGGTCACACACTTGAGACGCTTGAACAGTGACAGGTCACATGAAGATGGAGAAGAGGTAAACCTAGGACACCTTAGAGGCTCACATGGTATAGCTCAGATCAGTGATACTGTAATCAGTCTAGAGCGTGACACGCAGAGCGACGACGCCGTGGAGTGCAACACCACCACGCTTAGGGTTCTGAAGTGTCGCTACACCGGAGACGTTGGCATGGCTGATAAGTTATTCTATGATAAAGCAACTGGTAGAATGACCATGCTACAGGAGCAGTTCTAATGGTACGTAAGCAGACAGCAATTACATATAACCCCAAGACTAAGGTGAAGCGCAGAGGCAAACACCACCCGTTCAATCACACTAAGAATTTGTCTAAGCGCTCACCCTTTTTTGGACAGTTGAAAAAGAAAAGAGGTCAAGGCTAGTGCGGCGTGTTGTACTAGACATAGAGACTGATGGCCTAGACGCTACCAAGATCTACTGTGCCGTCACCTATGACATGGATATGTCTAACCCCGGTAGCACCAGGATCTTCTACACGAACGAAGGAATGCAAGAGTATCTATCAGATGCTACAGTTATAGCACACAATGGCCTCAGTTTTGACTTCCCCATCTTGGCCAGACTATGGGGCGTGCGCTTCAAGTTTGAACAAATGGTAGACACGTTGGTTCTATCCATGCTGGACAACCCTGCCAGAGAAGGTGGTCACAGCTTGAAGGCGTGGGGCATTCGTCTGGGCGAGCACAAGCTAGAGTACCAAGACGACTTCTCACAATGGACTCCGCTGATGCTTGACTATTGTAAGCAGGACGTGGCTGTCTGTCACAAACTGTACACAACCTTGACAGACCATATGAAAGAGTTCTCTGCACAGTCTATACGTGACGAACACCGCATGAGAATCTTAGCTAACCGGATAAGTAACACAGGCTTCAAGCTCAACCGGGACAAGACTGTAGCCTTGTTCAACAGGCTGATGAAAGAACAAGATCGTATCAGCGTTGAGTGCAAGGGTCTGTTCCCTGACTTGGTTATAGAGCGTACGTCAGTGAAGACAGGCAAGCGCTTAAAGGATAAGGTAGTAGAGTTCAACCCGGCTAGTCGGAAGCAGATAGGTGAACGACTGGTAGAGCTAGGTTGGAAGCCCACGAGTTTCACAGAGAAGGGTCAAGCCAAGGTCGATGAGACAACCTTGTCAGGCTGTAAGCTAGACGTGGCTCAGAAGCTAGCCAGGTACTTCCTACTACAGAAGCGCACCAGTCAGATCAAGTCGTGGATCGAGCAGTGCTCAGAGGACAGTAGAGTACACGGGCAGTACCGTACGCTTGGTGCTATCACTAACCGCATGAGCAGCGTTAAGCCTAACCTGCAACAGATCCCAAGTGTACGCGTGGCGTATGGCGAGGAGTGTCGAGCAGTTTGGGAAGCTGGAGAAGGTAACAAACTTATAGGCACAGACGCTGCGGGGCTTGAGCTTAGGGTGCTAGCCCACTACATGAATGATGCAGAGTTTACCAAAGAGGTACGACATGGGGATATTCACACGGCTAATCAACAGATGGCGGGTCTGGATGATAGACCGCAAGCAAAGACCTTCATTTTCGCGCTACTTTATGGGGCCGGAGACGAAAAAATAGGCCCAGTAGTAGGTGGATCTGCGCGGGACGGCGCTACTCTACGTAAAAGATTTATGTCTAACCTACCTGCTTATAAGAGGCTGTCTGATGCAGTGCAG